TAATGTAGCTGTTGCCGTTTCACCGTTAATTGTACTTACATTAACAATATTTGGGTTTGCCATCTTTTACTCCTAACCGAAAACGATGGCCATTGCGATGGCCTTACCCGTTGAGATACCAGCACTAGCACTCGCAGCAACAGTCTGTTTAGACCCATCAGGGAATATTAAACCGTTGCCTGTAGTGGTAATTCTCATGTTGCCTGTTACTTCTAGCGAAGTTCCAGATGTCACAGTAGATGTATTAATACCTACACTGGTGGTAGTGATCGTAATTGCACCGAGGGTTGATGCACTGCCGACAATCGTGATGTTTGACGCTGTGACTGCGCCTGTTACCGTCAAGCCACCCGTCACTGTCGCGCTGGTCGAGGTGAACGCCACAGCGCCGATAGTTGAGGCCGAGCCAACCACAGTAATGTTAGAAGCCGTCACAGCACCAGTGACTGTCAATCCTCCAGTGATCGTAGCCGAGGTAGACGTAAACGCTACTGCACCGATAGTAGACGCAGATCCCGTAGCGGTGATATCAGAGACGGTGATTGTGCTGGCACTAATGTTGCCGTCAACAGTGAGACTGCTGGCTGTCACAGATCCAGTAACAGTGAGGTTACCTGTAACTGTAGCAGCAGTAGACGTAAATGCTACCGCACCTATTGATGATGCACTGCCCGTGGCGGTGATGTTTGTAACCGTGATCGTATCCGCAGAGATGTTGCCGCTGACCGTCAACGTAGATGCAGTTACATCTGTGAAGTTAGCTTTTTGCGATAACAGGGCTAACGTACCGCTGGTAGCTGGTAGAGTGACTGTGATGTTGCCACTATAGTTTGCGTGAGGTTGTGCCTGTAATCGTGTGAAGTGCAGATTGTTAACCTCACAGTACATATCAATGTGACTGGGAGAGCCGCTGCCAGATCTGATTGTAAGAGAGCCACCTGACATTGCAAGAGTGCTAAGACCCGTCATGTTGTTACTTGAATCGACAGTGATGGTGGTAGGCTCAACAAATAAAGTTGACGATGCAGTTGACACTGTTTTCATTATCGTGCCAGCAGCGATAGTTGCGCTACTCAAAGAACTAAATACGTTACCTGTACCAGCGCCGCCCGGTATCTCGCCTGCATCACCTTTATCGCCAGAGAGCATGATATCAACGAGCAGACTATCGCCAGAAGTGAATGGTGCAGCAGAAGATGCACCTTTGTTTGACACGGTTAGTTTTTGATAACCAGAGGCATTGGTAACTGCGGTCACGCTGTATTGTGCGAAGATTTCAGGGAAGGTGGCTTTACGAAGAGTGACCGTGCCGAGGATAGACGATGGGCTGTTACCGCCCGACAGCAATGAGATAAACGCAGTCATATCAGCACTGCTTAGAGCATCTACATTATCGATGAAGATCGTTGTTGCTGCGGTCGTTGAAGCGTTGTTAAGTCTGATATTACCATTACCTGGATCTGCATCAGCGGTTGCCCCACTAAATGTGTAGGACATAGCAGAACCAGGATCAAAGATATTGGGGATGCCAGTGATTGATCCGCCAGTAATATTAACATTACCAGAGATGAGTTTAGTAACTGTAACTGCTGTAGAGGTAAAGGTAGCAGCACCGATTGATGATGCACTGCCTGTAGCGGTAATGTTACTTACACTAATAGTAGATGCGCTAATGTTCCCTGCTACAGATAAGGTAGAGGCTGTTATAGAACCGGAGACGGACAGATCACCTGTAACAGTAGCCGAGGTAGATGTAAAGGCAACCGCACCAATGCTAGATGCGCTACCAGTGACAGTTACATTAACTGCTGAGATAGTCGAGGCTGTGACAGATCCAGAGACTACTAGATTCCCAGTAATGGTAGCAGAGGTAGTCGTAAATGCTACAGCACCGATTGATGATGCGCTGCCAGTCACAGAAACATTAACAGCGGAAATTGTAGAGGCTGTTACAGATCCAGATACTGTTAAGTTACCAGTAACAGTCGCTGATGTAGATGTGAAAGCAACCGAACCAATACTAGATGCGCTGCCTGTTACTGTTACATCAGAAGCAGAAAAAGCACCAGTTACATCTAGCGTACCTGTTACAGTAGCCCCTGTCGAAGTGAATGCTACAGAACCAATGCTAGATGCGCTACCAGTAACAGTGACGTTAGTTGCACCTAGTGTGGTAAATGTACCCGCAGCAGGTGTTGTCCCACCAATTACGGCATTATCAATAGTACCTGAATCGATGTCTGCGGATGAAGCATTTACTACAGTGAATGTACCAGCAGCCGGAGTTGCCCCGCCAATAACTGCATTATCAATTGTACCAGAGTTGATATCTACTGACGAAGCATTTAATACAGTAAATGTACCTGCACCTGCCGAGTTGCCACCGATTGTAACACCATCAATTGTACCTGCGTTAATATCGGCAGTATCTGCAACGAGAGAGTCAATGTTAGCAGTGCCATCTAAGAATAGATCTTTAAACTCTGCTGTGGTAGAACCTAAGCTAATATCATCGTCTGTAGTAGGAAGAATAGCACCATCAACTAAAGAAAATTGTGTAACAGCAGCAGAGCTAACATTAATCTTAAAATCAATTTGATTTAAAGAAGCATTAATAAAAATTTCAGTCTGTCTATTAATATCAGCGATTAATGCAATAGGTGGTCCTTCGTTAGAAGTTCCATCATGTTTGTGGCCAGTGCTTGCATTAAAAGCCGCAAGAACTTGGTTAAACTCCGCGTTCAACGGTGGTGCAGAAACAATCTCACCGTTTACTATCTGAGCTGCTGATTGTCTACTATAACCTGCCATTTATCTGTATCCTGCTGGTTGCCAAGTCAAGCCCCACCCCTGAATACTATAAGGAGCTTGAGTTCCCAACGATGTAATAACAAGGCCCATCGCTCGGCCTGATCCCTGAATTTGTTTTTCTAAAACTGGGCTAGATGATCCACCAAAGGTAAAGCTAGATCCATATGTGCCGCCAGTAGTAAAGTATCTTAATAAAGCGCCTTGAGTTGATAAACTGTAACTTCCTGGGTTTAATTTAGCGGGATCGTCCCAGTCAAAGTATACTGCCATATTAAAATTTGCGGTTCCTTCCGGTCTTGTAAAAATAGAAACCTTTTGAAATGTTTTTCTTTTTTCAGTGCTGTCAAAGTAAAAGAAAGGTGTTGCATAGACAGCTAGAATATCTTGTCCAGCAAAGTCATTTCCTATTTCTTGTTCAAAAACATTGCCGTTAGAATCGCCGTGTAAAACTCTTTCGATATTATTAATTAGCCCGGAGGTGGCGATAAAAGATCTTATACCTAAAAGTTCTCCAAATTCCCAACCCACTCTGTTATCTGCAAACCGTAAGCCTCCGATAATTCCTTGAGCATCTGCCTGAGCCACAGTAGAGGTAGGGAAAAAATATCTAAACTGAGACTTATTTCTAATGACAACACTATTTAATAGTGATAAATCAAAAGATGAAGGTAATGCTCTTAAAAGTTGCTGAATAGGCTTAGACACTGTTTGTAATTCTACGTCACCAATACGAGCAGTGCCTTGTAAGGGACGGATACCATCAGCAGCTAAAAAAAGCACATCGCCGCCAATTTCAATTACGCTATCAGTTGCAATACATCCTGTGTTATTTGCAACTTCAGATAAAACAAAATCAGTAGCATTATTCCCTGTAATTCTTTTAATTTTATCCTTACCAAATATAAATAATGAATCTCTAAATTTAACAATAGCAGTAATAGGGAACCCTACATTGATAGCTCCACCACCTGAAGCTGCTGTGTAATTTAAGTCATTGTTGGGAGCACTAAATATTAAAAAGTTAGGAAAGGCGCTCATACCAGCAAAAAAAGTATGATTCCTAAAATCATCAACAAGAGAAGCGCCTTCTATATCAAACTGATTAGTTTCGTGAATATAGAACCAATTTACTGCCGTACCGCCGACATTATTTTGAGTAGAAACAGACGAAGCAGTAGCTAACTCAAATGTATATGATGCGGTAGATACTACTGTTGCTACAGTAAAGTCTAAGCTATTTGCTGATTGCCCACCTAAATCAACGTTAATATTTGTGAACCTTACCGTGTCTCCGGTAGATAATCCGTGATCTGCATGGTCAACAGTTACTGTAGCATCGCCGTTACTGGTGGTAAAAGGATTGCTTAATTGATCTTCTGTGTCGGTAGCTGAAGTACCTTGCCGATCATAAATCTGTAAAAAATCTGCCGTGCTCTGTCGTATAGGTTTATTAACTCCATCGACGATTACTAAGACTTCTTTCCCAGTAAAACTATGATCAGATGTTCTTAACCTTGTTACCCCGATGGCTGACTGAGTATGAATACTAGACGCGGTAGAAATATTAGTCCAGCCAGATGTTGAGGTATGTTCAAAGATCGAATAGAATTTACTTACTGTATAACTAATATTAGCGGCAGAACTAACTTCCGTAGATGCTGCTGCGCTAGATGATAGAAAGGTAAAACCGTTTGCGCTAGAAACTGTAGCAACTGGAAACTCTTTACCTGTAAAAGTTAAACTTCCTAGAGTGCTAACATTAACAAAAGAAATTAACTCACCTGTTGACAAACCATGTGCTGTAGATACAACAGTTACTGTAGTGCTTCCTGATGATACTGATACGGCTCCAGTAGGAAGAGTTGCAGATGTAGAATCAGCAGCGTTTCGTCTAGCAGCGTAAACTTTATCTTGGTGAATCCAAAGACCTAAGACTGCGCCAGTGCCAGGGACTGTTGGATTAGAGGAGTCAAAGGCACTAAAACCGTTTATTCGTCTATAACCACCAAACTGAGAAATCTCAAAGTTAGTTAGTCGGATAGCTGATCCTGGTTGAGTAGCAGCAAGTGTGAGCGCATCTTCGTTAGTGTAAAGACCGCCCCGCGCTATGATGGTGGCATCGCGGAGATTGTCAGTCATTACTTATCACCGTGCGGGTAATTAATTAACCTGCTTACTCTCGTATCTCGTACATCAGTAAATCTGTTAACTAACAACTTCCGCATATTTTTTACGCCTTTTTCAAATCGTTGTCTAGCAATAGCGGCTTGTTGAGAGTTATCTCGAAACATATATGCTTGGAACATAGCACCATCTACTACGACGTTTTTAAAACTATCAGGAACAGCCATCGTATCAGAGTGATTTACCAAGTCAGTTTGAAACTTAAAATAATCATAGGAGATTGTGTATGCTTTATCGGGGACGGGACTAAAGCCAACTCTATTGTCCAAAGTCCTATAAACGTAGTTAGGAGTATCAAAGTCGCCTACATTTGCGTTTTCATCACGCTCATAAAATCTTTGGATAAACGTATCAAAGTTAATTTCTCTGAGCCGTTGAGCGTCGATACCATCAGCAGTGCTTTTACGGATTCTAAATGTATCCAGATCTGCTGACTTCATATCACTTTCGAGGGCGTATACAGCAGTGCCTGTGGAGGTTATGATATTAGCTGTGGCATGGTTAAACGGAAACTCAAACTGCTCTTGACCTACCTCTTGAAGAGATACATTCACAGAGTCTTTAATTTGAGAATGGAAACCTACCACTGTTAAAAAATCAGCAGTAGTCACCTGAACTTCATTGAGGCGCTTTGCTACATCGTTAACAAGTGTGATAAAAGTTGTTGCCATTTACGCCGCTTTCAACCATTTAAGTGGTACATTTGGACCTAATGAATACGGTCCTTTTTTAATATCTTTATCTACCGTCAATGTAAATACAGAGTTACCATATGCATTAAATTTAATTTTTTTATCACGGGATAAAATCTGAATAATCTTAGCAGCTTCTTCTGCCATACCCATATATTCATAATCAGTATGATATTTAAGATCCCGCTCGTGATCATTAACAATAACTTTAGGGTGATCATTTTTATTAATGTTATTACGATTGACATTTAGGATCATGGTCCCGTCAGGATCTTCTTTAAACCCGCAATCAAATCCTGTAATGTGTATTTCTTTGTAGCCTAACCATGCACATAAAAATAAAGCTTGTGCGGTGCAATTAGAACCACCTGCAATTAAATTAGGAGGCATCCACTCATTTGAAGAAATAGTATTAAACTTAAAAACTTTGCAGCCTTTAGCTACATCAAATACTTCAGGTTTAATTTGAGTTGAGAACAAGTAATTTGTTTTTTTATTTTTCCAAACTCTGTTAGGTTCGTTATCACCTGCATCAACATGGATACAGTAATGTGGTGTAACGCCTATGTTCTCTAAATACTCTACAGTCTTAGATGCGAAAATATCCCCTTTCCAATTTTGGATAAGAGGATGGAACTCCCTGATAGAAGGACCGCCAGCACAAATTAAAACTTTGTCTTTTCTTTTTCTAGCACTATTTTTTAGTTTATAGATCCAGGGAACTTTTTGATCTTTATTTATTTCATAATGTTTTTTTAATGTTTCATCATCAATAGAACATTTAAGTGTAATTCCCATGAGTGCTCCTATGAAGTCGGGGAGGCCCGTTAAGACCTCCCCTATTTTAGTTAGGCAAGAGTATCTCGGTCCACTTCATTCGGACCCAGTTTTGCAGTCATATCGGTCATAAACGCGATAACGCGAACCTTACCAGTGGCAACCGCAGTGTCACCAACAGTAGCGAGTTTAACGTCGATAGTGTCAGCAGCAGAAGCTGGGTTGACGGTATTAGCACCAAATGGAGCAAGACCGTTAGTACCGATTGCCAAGAAGCCTGTGCTGGTAGCATCACCACCGTCGATGAAGTCATCGCCAGCAGCAATGTCGATGTCGAGAGTACAAACTGAGCTATTAGCAGCAACAGTCACCTCGGCAGCAGCACCGTGCAACATTGTATTTACCGGGACATCAATAACTTGAAAGATGTCGCCAGCCGCCAAGGCAGAGCCTTTAGCAGTGGTGGCCTCGGCAAAGTCGAGAGTAAACTCGACAGTGTAAGGCATTTGAGAACCCATACGGGACTTGTGGTTAATGGAGGTAGCAGCGCCATTAGCAACACCACCTACAGTCATATCGACAGTAGCCATGATCTATCCTCCTTATGAATGCAGATTATAAGCAGCAGTCACAATTGCTTCTGGACGAAGCAGCTTACGACCGTACATGTGCAAACCACGCACAACGTCTGCAAAGCTATCGTTGTCACGATAAGTCTCAACTTTTTCGATTTGTGAAGCTGTAGCAACAGCCGAATCATGACCGGCAAGAATGACACCGAAGTTCGAGGATGAACCAGCAGCGGCAGTCGTGCCTGGGCCTGTGCCAAGGGTTGGCAGGTTATTCGACATGTAGATGCGGAAGCCACGAATCAAACCGTCCATGACGCGACCATTGCGAAGGATATCACCGGCATCCTGGCGACCAGCAAAGTCGTTGTTTAACAGTTTCGAGTTTTCATCGTTAAGAACTTCAGCAAACACGGGATCGACAACAAGCCAGCGACCGTCACGGTCAACATTCTGTTGGTCGAGTCTACGAGCCATTCTATTCAGGACAGCCAGAGCCGAAGAGTTAGTGCTCGTCGGAGTAGCAGTAATCGGAATAGAGTTAGCAGTGGTAGAACCAATACCCATGTCAGTGGATGTCAGCTTCATGCTGGCCAAGATACCGTCTGCATCAACAGTGCTGATTGGGTCAGTACCGGACTTATCGGCAGCAACACGGGCTGTATCAGCGTTGCCATGCAAAGCAGACTGCTTGAAGCCAGCCATGTAACCAAAGATCTCTTGGTCATACTGGTCACGCAAGCGATAGCCAGCGCGGTCAGTTGCCAAGGATTCAAAGTTAATGTGGCTGTGGGCTTCTTCGATGTCGTCAATCTTGAACGCAAAGTAGTTAGCCTGATCAACAACGAGGGTGAAATCCTCATCGTCTAGCTCTTGTGGAACAATCTGCGTCCCACGAGAATATTCTTGAACCGAGATTTCTGGTTCTTTGATGATACGTACAGTGTCACCAAAGTTGGCGATTTCGCCAAAGTAATCGTTGTTAGTAATATCCTCAACAACAGATACTTTTCTAAAGGCAGTTTGGACCTTCTTGGAATAGATAATCGGCGAAAAATTGCCGTTAGGAAGGTTCGCGTATCCTGCCGCACTTCTAAATGCCATGAGTTTTCTCCTTTAAGAAAGTGCATAAAAGAGCTAACGAGGGACACTTCAAGGCTGACAA